ACAAGCATATTGTATGTTTGTGTTATATTGTCTCACTTTTAATCTATTGTCTCTTATAAAAGTTGGCATGGATCTTGCATATAGATACTAATATGAAAGGAGAGTTAATATGACTATATAATTAAGAAATAACATATTTAAACCATAGGCTAATCTTTTAGATGATTGGTTTAATGAAGAATGGTATACTCATCTCAATAAGACAGAGAATGGGTATAAACTTGAGGTTCCTCTTGCTGGCTTTAAAAAAGAAAATATTGAAGTCAATATAGAAAAAGGGATCTTAAAAGTAAAGGCACATCGAGGAGATAAAGGAGAAATTAAATTCGAACAAAATTACTATCTACCAAAAGATGTTAATACAGATAATGTAAAAGCGTCTCATGAAGATGGTCTTTTGACTTTGAATTTTAATTCAAATACAAAAACATACAAAATAACAATTAAATAATAGAAAGCCCCGTAGGTCTTAGGGCTTGCGGGGCTTTTTATTCTTAGCTACAAAATCATTAATCTCTGTTTCTATCTTTGATAAATTTAGCAGCTCATGTTCGCTTTTCTGCAATAGACTCTTGATTTTTTTTACCGTCTCAGTAATAGCTTTTTCATTTTCCTCCGACCAAGGAAGATCATTTAATTGATCCATTTTCTTAAATTCCACTTCGGCAAGTTGTTCTAAAAAAGCAGAAGAATTAATAGCTAATAAAGCCTTATCTACAAGATCTCTTTCTTTGCTCATACTTTTTTTATTCTTGGTCCAAATTCTACAAGAATCTCCTTCCCATGCACCTCGAAATATCTTAATGAGAACCCTTTATGGTCCATGATATTGCACAACTCATCAAAATATTTTCTTTCTATATAAGCTCCTATCACACGATCTTCATGAACACTGACTCCATATTGATTAGTAAATTCTGAGCATAAAGATAAAGCTTCTTCCATATTGCTCATAACTATATTTACACTATTCATTTAGATTTAATCTTGTAAAGCTCTGGTTTTGTTGTTATTTTCTTCAAATAATTTCTTGCATTAGTTAATCCCTCTTTGCTGTGAGGGAAAACACCATACTGAAAATTATCTTTTTTTGAAACTATTAGATAATATTTTTTTTTCTTTTTCAGAATCTTTTGCTTATTTTTAGCCATTTGTAATATACTCCACTAGATTTTTCCATTCATGTCTTGTAAATCCATGTAAACTCGCTTCAGCAACAAATAAAGAGTTTCTAGTCCACCATTTTGATTCAAGTATAACATCATCTATCTCTAGCTCTTTCATCCAATCAAGTACATAGGTTGTGTTATCTTTTCTTAAGTTCGGCATTGGCATTTGATCAAGTTTTGTATAATATGCATCTATTAGTTCATTAAGTCTAGCATCTTCTTTAGACTTTCCAAAAAAGTTAGCCATTTGATACAGCCTCTCTTTTGCTACTTCTTTACTTGGCCCCTGTTGCATTTTTAATCTTCTCGTTTAAAAAATTAATAAACTCACCAAAAGTTTTCATGCTTGATTTCATCTCTTCTATTTGTTTAGCATTTTCTATAAGTTTAATGGAATATTTATCTTCAATATCAGATGCAATTGATAACAATGCAAAAGAGTCTAAATTTAGATCCTCTAAAGAAGTTGAATCAATTATATCTACGTTTTTCTTATCAGCAATTAATTCTTTGCGAATTAACTTCTTAACAAAATCTGTATCGATTGTATTCATAATACTATTATATTATATTTTCTCTTTATCTCCAGAGAAAGTGATAGAATTGCAAGCCCCATCTGTATTTGTATATATATATCCCTTAATATAGTTTTCCATATTATGGAAATTGTTAAATTTAATTAGATTATTATTCAATAATACTTTATAAGAATGAACCTTCTGAATAATATCACATTTATTTATGATTAGCTTGTTTACTCCAGATTTTTTAATCGCTTCAGTAAGTTTATCTAATCTAAGCCAATTAACCATGCGTTTCCTTCCAGTAGTTGCTCCAAACTCTTGTCCTAATTCTAGAATCCTATTCAACTCTGCATCTTCCCAAAGACTTTCTGGAAACAGTGGGTCTACTCCACTTTTTGTATCATAAATTTTTGCAATACCAACAATATCTCTGATAAGTTTTGGAGAAAATCCTAGTGAACAAGCTGCATAAGGTAAAGTTTCACTACTAGTAACATATGGATAATCTCCATAATTTATATCTAACCAAAAGCTTTGCGCTCCTTCACAAAGGATATCGCCACTAATTTCACCATCCCAAATATATTCTTTATCTAAATAATTTCCTGCCAATTTACCAATTCTGAGCATCTTATCTGAATAGGCGGGAGCAATTCCTTGTCCCGTAGTTCCTAATTTTGATTTTAGATATTTTAGATCATATTGAATATGACGCTCTGTTATAATATGAGCTTTAGAACTAACTTTGATTAATGATGTATCGAATCCTTCTCTTTTTAAATAATCTATTTCATCAAAAAATTTATCAATATTGATTACGCAGTTTGGTCCTATGATAGATTTTTTACCATGAAAAATTCCAGATGGAATCAAATGTGTTTTATATTTTTTGTCATTTAAATAAACTGTATGTCCTGCGTTTGGACCGCCGTTCCAACGACAGACATAATCATACTTTGAAGCTAATGCTCCAGAGATTTTTCCTTTACCTTCGTCTCCCCAGCAAAGACCAAAGATAATATCTACTCCACGAATCATTATTCGCAATCGTAAATTCTACTTGGAGTTCTTATATCAAAAATAGAAACATTAAGCTCTTGCTTATCAGAAATGATTCCTAATGTTTCATGGTTCACCACTTTATTTACAATTCCACAATATCCTTCTTCTGTTATTGGATTTGTGATAACAAATACTCTTTTGCCTAGCATTCTTTTTAATATATTAAGTTTTACTTTATTTAGTGTTACTTCCATATTTATATATTATCCTATATTTTAAGATAAATCAAGCTTTTTGAATGTTAAAAGTGGTATTTTTTTATAGTTATCAGAATAATCCCATTTTTTTTGATTATCCTGTAAAGGTTTAGATGAATCGTATTCACCTTCAATTACTATATTATTAGTCTTGATTATATTTGGAGACTTACGATCTATAATTAAATCTAGTAACATCTTAGAAAAACTATAACCTCCGCTTAAATGTTTATACAAATCTTCATACCAAAAATCATCTCCAGGAAGTCTTGGATTTAAATCACAAAATTTTAAAGAACCATCTTCTGATATGAAAAATTGCATATAAGCAATCCAATTTTTAATTTTTAATTTAGAATTTATCTTATTAATCTGTTGATAAAGATCTGATTCGAATGGAGAGAATGTAGCATGACCTTTTTCTGTAGAAAACCATAGTATATATGGTTTATAATTATAATCAAAAAATACCATGGTCCATATTTCTTCCACATGTTTGGTATACTCTTGTATAATATAAGGTCTTTCATAAGTGAAAAAATCTGGATCTTTCTTCAATAGGCTCTCTTTATCTTCGATGCTCTTTATTCTAAACACATTTCTTTTACCTACCCCATTAATTGATGGTTTGATTATAAAGTCTTTATAATCTATGTCCAGGAAGTCTTCTTTTGTTTTAATTAATTTAAAGTCTATATTTAATTTATGATAGTAAGAATGTTTACATGAGCAAATCCAAGCCGTGTAAGGACTAATAAATTTACCAATACATGCGGCTTCAAAGATCATAGATTCATCAAAAGCAAGTATTATATCTCCCTCTCGCTTTTGTAAAAATTTCAAATCAAAAGTCTCTAGATTTTTTATATACTCTGACATCTCCACTGCTTCTTCCGAGAGCGTCATAGACTTTGTCATATCTTCATCTAACTCTTGATCTGTTAAGCATTTGGCTTTAAAATAAGTCCTTATCCTATGCGAATTTCTTAAAAGAAGATCACTTTCATCATAGATCGGCAAACTATATATTTTGTATCCTCGACCTTCTGCTTCTTTTAAGATGTGATAAGCTCTTAAACTAGGATATATAACATAAAAATTCATAAAAATTTATCATACCAAACATATGAATCTCTTTTACTATAGCCTGTTCTACTTAAAAACCTATGCATTTTAATATTATTACTTCTTGTAACCCTAGATATATACTTTATATTTGCTTTTTTTAACTTATTTTCAATAAATAGCTGTATTTTTTTTCCTATATTTTTGTTTCTAAACTCTGGCTTTACATAAAAATTATCTATTAATGCCCAATGATTTGACATTATTTTACAGAAGCAAAATCCGACTAGTTTCTCATTTTGAAATGCAGCATAAAAAATATTTTCTTTTGGATTCTTTATCCATTCCTCTATCTCTTCTAATTCGTAAAATGTGACCTTTGAGTTTACTCGAAAGTCTTTAATCTTTGAAAATTCTTTATATAAAGATAAATAATTATCTTTATCTACTCTCTTTATGATCATAAAATATACTAGGTTTGCCAGATTTATCGATTGTAATGTAACTACAAACTGATTCGCAAAAGCTGCCAGTATTTAAATATTGCTTATCAATTTCTCCATGATGGGAATGACCGCAGATAATGTAATCTTTATCCTTTTGATCGCAGTAAATTACAGCATTTTTTTTAATATTTGCAGTTTTATCCGCTAAAGATGAAGCTTTTTTCTTGAAAAGATCTTCTGCATACGGATTTAAATCTCTTAAAAAATAATAAAATTTAATCAAGATGTTTGTAAAAAATTTGTATTTTGTAAAATATAGGTCAAATATATCTCCGTGCATTGCTATAAATTTTCTATCTTTAACTTGGAATTCGTATTCATTTAGACATTTAAAGCCTAAAAGTATACTCATAAACTCTGCTTTTAAAAAACAATGATTTCCTATTAAATAGATGACCTTACATCTTTTGCTAAGTTTTCTTAATTTAGATAAAACTTTCCAATGATCTTTTTTGAGTCTGTGCAAGTTATGATGATCAAATAAATCTCCAACAATCAATATTGTTTCTGCCTTAACTTTTTTTAGAGCACTTAATAAAAATTCTGTATTTGAATCTTTAGATCCTAAATGTATATCTGAAATAGCTAATACTTTAACTTTTTTCATTATTAAAGACTACCGCTATTGCATAATTTTTTTCATGACTAATTGATAGCATATATTGTTTCTTCTTGCCTTTGATAAAAATATTTGGTTTTTTATCTATAGTTAAAATTTCTATTTCTTTATTGACATATTTTAAACCTGCTTTGTAGGCTGCTTCTTTTGCTGCCCATTTTCCAGCTATCTTTTCATAAAAATTCGCCCTGTTTGCCTCTTCTATCTCTTTGCTTGTAAAGATCTTCCTCAAGAAACTTTGGGGTTTATTTTTAAATCTTTTAATAGTAATTATATCTATACCAATCATAGTCTAATGTATTATATCAAATTAATGGAAAATAAGCAATAAAAATATATGATATTTATATGCTAAAATATTTAGATGTTTTATCTGAAGACGATGTCTCATATACTAAAAATATTATTTTTTCTAACAGAAGTCTTTGGACCCCTAGACCAACTGGCCCTTTTACTTTATATACTTTTGGTGCCTGTTCTTATATGGACATAGGTACATGGTGCGACGATGGGATCGAAGATCCAAGCCCATATGAATCTTATAGAGATGAATATAAAAATTGGGTTAATCATGGGGTATTAAATTATGAAAGATATAATAATCTCAAAAACATTATGAATCCTTTCTTAAGGAAAAACTTACATCATATCTATGATAAAATATTTAAATTATTAGAAAATCATTTAGATAAAAAAATTGAAATATTGGACGATTTAGCTTATCCAGGGTTTCATATCTTGACTTATAATGATAATTGTGAATTAGTTACTAATTCATTGCACATCGATGACCAATATTACTACCATATGAACTTATTAAGTAAAAAATTTAAAAATATTGACAAAGAAAAATTCTTAAGTTTTACTTTATCTATCCAAATGCCAAAAAATGGAAGCGGACTTTATATTTGGCCTATAGATGGATGGGAAAAATTAAGTCTAAAAGAGGCTGCAAATAAATATATGGATCTTCAAATAAAGAAAAATAATTTATTAGATTTTAATCGAGAAAACTATGAGAAAGAATTTAAGCCTGATGTCATACGATATGTAGAAGGTAAAATGATATTTTATATTGGAAATTTGTTGCATGAAATGATGCCTTTTATTGGACCATCTTACCCAGACGATTATAGGATAACATTACAAGGACATGGAATTTTATGCGACAATAGATGGGTTGTATATTTCTAAATAATATGATTAAATTTATAGAATGTTTAAATCAAAAAGAGCTATTAAAATGTTTTAATCTTGTAGATGGTTTAAAAGATGACTATCAAGATCTTCCAGAAGGATTTAATTTTAAAACTTTAGGAGCTGCTTCATATCTACACTATGGAAATGAGGATGCTGGAGCAGAGCAAGATGGTTCAAAATATCATTCAATAAAAGATAAAGTTAATCCTATACTAATAAAAAATTTTAAATGGTTGTATGATATAATCATTGATAAACTATCAAAAGAGTTGAATAATCCATGTGAGATATCAGATCAATATAATCTAGCGTTTCCTGGATTTCATATATTTTATCCATATGAAGGTTGTGAAGAAGTATGTCATCCAGCCCATTTAGATTATCAATGGGCATATCATTTAGAATATTTAAAAGAGAAATTTGAGCTCGTAGACGATTCTAAATTTTTGACTTTTACATTAAGTATAAAGTTACCTCATAATGGCGCGGGGCTATACTACTGGAATTTACCAGATGATAATAAACAATATTCTTTTGCAGAATCCGAGGATATTGTTCAAGAGACTTTAAATAGTGCTAATGATTTATTTAGTAAATCAAATGGATCTATATCTAAAGAAGAATATGAAACTGTCACAAATCCTTCGATTTTAAATTATAAAGAAGGATTTATGACTATGTTTACTCAACCTGTTTTACATCAAATTATGCCATTTTTTAAAGGATGGAAAGAGGATGATATCAGAATAACTTTACAAGGACATGGAATTATGTGTGATAATATTTGGCGGCTTTATTTTTAAACTTTGCCGTGAGCGAAACTTTCATACATACTATTTGCACTGACTCTTACTACTTTAATTTTATTAGTCCAAATTCCTCCACGCATCTCCTCAATAGATCTAAAACCTAGATAACTCATTGCACTTCTCAAACCATTGGCAAAATCATAAACAACATCTTCTAAGGTTTTTTCTTGTATTAATGGTATTAAAGTATTATCTCCTTCAACAAATAGGTTTCTTTTTGTACCATCATACAGCTCATAGTCTTCTACCACGTCTTTACTAGCCATTCCTCTATACTTCGCAAATAATTTTCCATCTTTTTCTATAATTCTGTCTTCATCCACTACATCGGCTAGTCCAGCAAAAATCCTTCCGCAAATTGCTCCATCAGCACCAGAAGCTATAGCTTTGACAAGATCTCTAGGATTTCTGATCCCTCCATCAGCTAAAATACTTGGTCTATGTTCTTCCTTTGGATTTTCGTGTCTAAAATAATCTAGATTGGCCAACTGAAAATTCCTTACGGCTTTCCAAGCATAATATAACCCTGTAACACTTGGGCATCCTATACCAGTTTTAATTTGAGTTAAACACATACTTCCTGGGCCAATAAGATGTCTAAAACCGTCAGCTTCTAAATTAGCTAAACGATAAACACTTTCTTTGGTTAAAGTATTCCCGACTATTACATCTTGCTCATAGCTAGATTGTTTATACCATATAAGAAAGTCTTCTACATTTTGTGATAAACCATTCGCAGTATCTAAGAAGAAAATATCTGTATACGGTGATATAATAGGCAATCTTTCTTGAAAATCTTTCAAACCAATAGCATTAATACAAAAATTGCTTTGATCTTTAATATATTTAGATTTCTTTGATTGTTCTTCTGGAGACATAAACCTATGAAGAACTCCGGCTCCACCAATTTGGTTAATCTTTATGCATGATTTTACAGAGGATACAGTATCCATAGGAGAAAGTATAATTGGGATATCTATGTATTTATTCTTTGAAATTTTTGTTACTGTACTAACCTCTTTTCTTGACGCTATATTTGAAAAGTTTGGCAATAAAGCTATATCATCATATCCTAATCCTTCTTCTATACTTATCTTCATATTAAAACTCTAGAATCGATCCATCTTTTCTTTTTACATGAATGATTTTTACTTGTTCTTCTTTTTTTATTTTCTCGATTTCTTCTTTCGTCAAGCACTTATTTAGATTGTCTTTAATGTTATCTAGATACGCTACATGATTTTTATTGCATGGGCAAGATGGGTTTTGAGAAATCTTTTGATAAAATTCTACATATATAGGAAATTGCTGGTCCGTTCCTTTTAGATTATAAGAATGAACCATGACTACAAACTCCCAATGGTTTTCGATTAACAATATATCTTGATCTGGATTAATCTCTTCTGGCATAAGATGTAAATAATTTTACTAAATAGTAGTATATCATACTTGTAACATAAATGAAAGCAAAAAATTTGTATCCTACAAAAAAGCTTGTGATTAAAGATATCCAAAAATTTAAACAGTATGGACAGGTAATTAGTCTGACAAAAAAACAATTATAATTTAAAGCAAGAAAAGAGACAAAATTATTACCAATTCCAGACTTTAGCATATTATTATAGTTCTCTATGACTTTTTTTATTAAAGGAAAATTCTTAAAGTATTCAATAAATGCATTCGTTTCGAACCATACTATTAGAAATAGAGTATTAAAAAATGATATTAAAAAAGCTTCTTTCATTCGGGAGATTCTATATTATAGCTTCTTTGGCCATTATCTTTCAAAGTTTTTGAGTATGTATATCCTTTATATGAATCTTGACTAGCATCATTCCTAATAGGATTTTTTACTCCAATATTGATGGTTGAAGACTTATATTCATTCTTTATGGTTGATGGATTATCTACAATTCCATATTCTTTTAAATCTGAAATATATCTATCGGGGAATTGAACTGGGAATACGCTATTTGTACTAGTAGTCCTGTAGACTCCCCACTTTTGAGTGCTATTTCCATAATTAGATTTTCTAACTATATAAGATGGAAATTGTCTATGAAAAATAGTATTTGTGCTAAGACTTTCGAAGAGCCAATACTCCCTTTCGTTAATCTTTCGAATAGTCATTTCTGGAAATTGTCTTGGAAAAACACTATTCGTACTGGTAGTTCTTGTAATTGTGCCTTCTGGCATTTGAGAGAATCCAGAAGAGATTATTAAAAAAGATAGTAAAACTGCTGCTTTCATATATTTTCAAATAAGATTGTAGTCGTCGGAATTAGGATGAGATTTGCAATTTTATCTCCTATGTAAATATCTACTTTAGACTTCTCTCCAAAAAATCTTTCATTATCAGACATATTGAATGGCGTTTTAGGAATATTAACATTGGTTACTATCACTTGCAACTCTTTTTTATCGTTTGGAAAAAGAATATCTTGAAAGGCAGAGATTCCATATCTAATATAAGATTCTTTTCTTGGGATAACTAACCCAAAAAAATTCTCGGGAATTTCAATTTCGATAAATGTTTTTATAGGTTTTCTTTCTCCTGGATAGATGTAACATCTTTCTGCACTAGATATACTATAAATAGATTCTCCAAATTCATTTGACGGAACCTTACCTTTAGAATACAAAGAGGAATATTTAATTGTTTGCATTATATTTGACTAATTTAATTTTATGAAATTTAAATATTTTTTTTGTTTCTGGATCTCTTTCGTAATCTTCGATATATATTACTTTATCTATATTGTAGGCAGCAATAATATTAGCGCAATTACTGCACGGACATAATGTGACTGCTAATAGTTTAGCTTCTTTAGGATCTACATTCGCTAGCGCATTGACCTCTGCATGTATTATATACTTTCTTCTATCATCTCTATTCTGCCAAAATTTAAGATTCTGATTATGTCCTCGTCTTAAACCATTGTATCCTACACCAAGTACATGCCCTCTATCATCTAATACGCAAGCCCCTACCTTTTTAAAATGGTCTTCTGATCTTTTTGATGCTACCATCGCAATCTGTATAGCCATATCTTCAAATGATATCCTATTATTCATTTTGCCATTTGACCTAGTCTTATATAAACAAAACCTGCAAATAATACTATTAATGTCATCTCCATACGTATATATTATATATTTTTTTTATAAAAAGCAAGTTTTTTATATAATATATTAGATGACAATTGTCGAAGCCGCAAATAAACTCATAGATTTCTTTTCTAAAAGCGACTCTTTCTGTATCGAAGATAATTATAATGACTTAATTAATATATCCAATACTCCAGACGAAGATAAAATAGCTATTTTACTAGCTTTGGAAGATCTCGAAAAAAATGATTTGATAAAAGGGCATTTAACTGGAAAGAGGAAAGTCTTTATTTTAAAGAAGCCTTTTGCGTCATTTGATCAAAATATTACTATCAATGGCTTTACTTGTGGTATGATTGGGAAGATTATAAATGATTTCTGCGATAAGATAAAGGATAAAAGAGATTATTGTGATGTTAAAAATATAAATGAGAAAGATATTAGAAATTTAATATTTTTGGCCTCAATGAATACTACAGATAAGAACGATAAAGAACTTGACTCATAGATATATACAAGCTATAATACGCTGATGCATAATAAAATAATTGGTGTGTCTGGTTGCGCCAGATCTGGTAAAGACACTTTCTTTAATATACTAAAAAAATATATTCCAGAAGTAGAGCAGGTAGCCTTGGCTTATGAATTAAAAAAAGATTTAGATGATTTTACTAAATCTAAAATCGGAATATCTGTATTCACAGAAGACACTAAACAAAAATCTTTAGTTCGAGGAATTATGGTAGAATATGGTAAGATTAAAAGACAACAGACAGAAGGCACCTACTGGACTTGTTTGGCTCAAAAAAAGATTAATGAAATATTAAGAAGTGATAAAGTGCCAGTCATTACCGATATTAGATATGATATTTATCCAAAAGACGAGTTTCATTGGTTAAAAAATGAAAATAATGGAGTTCTAGTACATATTACTAGAATGTTTGGCACAGATGAAATTCCTCCAGCAAATGAAGAGGAATCGATAAATAATGAAAAACTTAAAACAAAAGCAGATTATTCTATCAGATGGAATACAGTAGAGACAAATCAAAATGCTCTAGAAGATATTACATTAAATGAAAATGTCAAAAACTTTGTAAAATTCTATGAAAAACTTAACAAATAAAACAGATTTATATCTTATAAATCAAGTAAAAAATCATCAATGTTCGGCATCTTTATCTGAACTAATATCAAGGCATACTCCATTATGTTTTAAGATATATAAAAAATATAGCCCATCTTTTAACGTCAAGAATATAGATATTCAAGAAGTCTTTCAACAAAAAGACTATGTTATATATAAGTCTGCATTATCTTATAAGAATTGTAAAAAAGTCAAATTTTCTACTTGGCTCGGAAATCAAATAAGGTATCAATGTTTAAATACTATAAATAAAAAGGAAGATATTATGTATCTTGATACGCCCGAGCTACATTTTTTAATTGATAAAAATCAATCAGACACCAATAATGATAAACTAACAGAATTAAGAGAGTATATAAATTCTTTATTAGATCAACTTAAAGATAATAGAATCTCTAAAATTTTTAACATGAGATATTTTGAAACAGAATCTAATCAGACTTGGACAAAAATTGGTAAAAGATTGAATATGAGTACGCAAAATGCTATCAATCTTCATAATAAAGGAGTACAAATTTTAAAAAATAAATTGACAAGTAAGGATTTGTTTGATAAAATATAAAAATAAGGAGATACAAAAAAACAAAAATGAGCGAAAATAATAAAGCAACTGATTGGTCCAAGCGTGAGCTAGGAGCCTTGTGGAAGAAGAAGAGCGCCACTCAAACATATTTGACTGGCCATCTATCCTTCGAAGATGGTGAGCGTATCAATGTTGTCATATTCTCTAACAAGAATAAGAAGAATGATAAGGCTCCAGATTTTCGTGTTTATGTTTCTGAGCCAAAGACTCAAGCTACAAAGCCAGTCGCTCAAGCAACATCTGCACCTAAAAAGTATGTCAAGGCTGCTGTTAAAGCTACTGTAGAAGAAGACGAAGACATTCTGTGAGTAAAAACTTAGCATTACATTTACCTGTCAATGCTGTAAGTTTCGGGCAGGTTTCAGTCGGTATTCTTAGAGAATTCTATAGAAGAAAGCTGGAACCTTGCCTGTTTTTAATAGGCAATCAAGCTGATTTAACAGTATATAATGCAGATCAAGATTTTTCAAATTGGATTCAAGCATGTGTACAAAAAAGCCAGAAAGATCACAAGAGATCAAATCCTGTATTTAAATTATGGCATATAAATGGTTCTTTAGAGTCTTACAGTGAAAAACAAATACTTTTAACATTTTACGAATTGGATTCGCCAACTCAAGAAGAGATTAATATATTAAGAAATAATCACAAAGTTCTAGTATCTTCAGAATACTCCAAAAGAATTCTTGAAGAGAATGGATTATCTAATGTTGATTACATACCTTTAGCATTTGATAATAGTTCTTTTAAGGTAAAAGATACGGCAAAGGCTCTTAGCGATAGAATTACATTTAATGTTGTAGGAAAATTAGAGAGAAGAAAGCATCATGCTAAAATTATTAAATCTTGGGCAATGAAATATGGTAACAAGAAAGAGTACTACTTAAATTGTTCTATTTATAATCATTTCATAAAGCAAGAAGATCAGCAAAAATTGCTAGGTTCTATTTTAGAGAATCAGAAGTTCTTTAATATTAACTTCCTTGGTTTTATGCCAACGAATAATATTTATAATGATTATTTAAATTCTGGAGATATTATCGTTGGAATGAGTGGTGGAGAAGGATGGGGATTACCAGAATTTAATAGTTTATGTTTAGGCAAGCACGGAGTAATTTTAAATGCTCATGCTTATAAAGGATGGGCAAATAATGAAAACTCTGTATTAGTTAATCCTAATGGAAAAATAGAGTGCTATGATAATATTTTCTTTAGGAAAGGTTCTCCATATAATCAAGGCAATATTTTTGATTTTGATCATAATGAATTCTTAACTGCTTGCGACAAAGCTATAGAGCGAGTTAAATCTAATAGAATTAATCAAGCTGGCTTGGAGATGCAAAAGAAATTCACTTTTGAAAAAATGGTGGATCGTATACTTAGTTATGCCTGAGTATTTATATCAACATCCAGATACCGAAGAAGTTAAAAGCATAATTCAAAGTGTTCATGATAAACATGAGTATATTGATGATAATGGAACTAAATGGAATAGAGTATATACTGCACCACAGATGGGCATAGATACAAAAATGGATGCATCTACAGACTCTAGAGCATTCTCAGAAAAGACTAAAAATAAAAGAGGTACGTTAGGCGACTTATTTGATCAGAGTAAAGAATTATCTGAGGCTAGAAAAAAAATGTATGGCAAAGATCCAGTCAGAAAGAAATATTGGGATGACTGGAGCAAAAAGCGTAAAGGCAAAAAACATCCAGAGATGTTTAAAGATTAAATTTAAACAAAATTTAAATCTAATTCTAGTTTGTTTACTGCTTGGCCTCTATCAAATCTTTTAATAAAATTTGTTCCTTCTTTTGGCATCTCTGCATGATAAGATTTACCATTCTTTAGGGTCATCTTAATGTGGTCTGCTAAAACAGAAACAGTTTTTAGATTGCGAATATTATCTTTAAGAGAACGAGCTATTGCACAATTTTCTGGATTAGCTAATTCGCCTTCTTTAATATTCTTGTTTGTTACTTTGATGTGTTTATTCATTCTTTTACCTCCTCTATTTTATACTCGTAGTTATCATTATCTTCTGTTACCCATTTTGGGCAATTCTCTACTGTATAAATCTGACTATTGACTTTACGTTCAATTAAATTTTGACCTTGCTTTGTTACATAATTTGGATCATATACTCTAATTCTATTGTTTGGCTGGATTGCAAAATTACCATTATCTAGTTGTATAACGTGTCCGCATTTATGTTGTCCAGGATTTTCGCTAAATCCAAAATTAAGCTCATTAAAATCACTATGTGCCCAATCAAGAGTAAATAGATAAGTTCCTAAATATTCTTTACCGCTTCTTGCTAAGAATTTAATTTTTTTATTTTGTAGCAATGAAAATTTAGTAACAGCTATATGATAGCTAAAGCTATCCCACAACTCTAATTCATGAAGATCTTGTTCTGGTATTCCTTCTTTTGTGCAAAAAGCACTGATTGGTGCATGCCACCAGATACCACCATCCTCCATAAGAAAATTAAAGAGCGGAACTTGACTAGGTAAACTAGTAATGCCAAAAACTAAACAAGAAAAATATTTATCGTGAGAGTCTTTCTGATTTCTTAGGTAGTTTCCACGAACGAAACATTCAATCGGTGGTATGTTTGCGTTCAAAAATGCCATTGTTAATTTATTTACACATTATTTAATATTCGGTGTAAATATCAATGTAAAGTTTAATGTCTAAAAAACACAAGCAAAAGTCACAAGATAAGTCACCAGTTGTTCCTCAAAGAGATAAAATTGAAGGTTTTCTAGATGTTCGCGATCTACAATGGACAGAGAATCAGAAGAAATTTATTGAATTAATACAAAATAAAGAGACCAAGATTGTATTCTGTAAGGGTCCAGCTGGAACCGCCAAAAGCTTATTATCTGTATATTCTGCTTTAAAAGCCCTTAATGAAAAGAAAATAGGTGAAATATTCTACATCCGTAACCCTGTAGAGAGTTCTACTCATAATCTTGGATTTTTAAAAGGCGATTTACACAGTAAGTTAGACCCATACTTACAGCCATTAATGGATAAATTACATGAATTATTACCTAAATCTCAAGTAGAAAGATTATTAAAAGAAGAGAGGGTTAAAGGATTGCCAGTGGGATTTTTAAGAGGTTTAAGTATTAATGCTAGTTATATTATATGTGACGAAGCTCAAAATTTAAGCATACATGATTTATTATTAATCACAACTAGAATGGGTAGATTTAGTAAATTAATATTAATTGGTGATATAAGACAATCAGATATTAAAAATAGCGGCTTTGAAAATGTATATGATCTATTTGAAGATAAGAAAAGTAAAGATAAAGGCATACATACATTTAAATTTGGTACAGATGATATTATGAGAAACGATGTGCTTGCTTATATTATTGAAAAATTTGAAGAGCTTTCTGCTAAAACCAATACACGCAAATAAACTTTAAAATTAGAAAAAGATATATTCAAAAGATATAATCTTAAATATGCCAAAAATATATTGTAGTAACTGTGGGAATCCTATTCAATATACTGATGTTAAACCTAATTTTTGTCAAAAATGTGGAGCAAATATAACATCTGGTAAAGTACAAACAGTTGCACAACCACAAATAGAAATCATTCAAGAATCTAGACCAAGATTAAATAATTTAAATTGGGATATAGATATTCAAAGACCTAAAGGAGAAAGATTAAAAGATCTTGCCAAAGGTGAAAAAACAAATATTGATCGTAGATATACAGATGAAAATCTTTCTAAGGAAGAATTTCTAAAACAATTTCAAAAAGAAGCAGGTACTTTACGCAGAGGTAATCAAGATTACCAAGCTTCTGATAATGATGATGGTTATAATGAAGAACCAGAAGATGCGTGAAAAAGCCAACATTTGAAAATAAGTTTAACGAAATAAATATTGAAATCTACAAGCGAAAGCATAAGTGGAATTTAACATCGCTTGCTTGGATGGATTTTGATGATGTCGCCCAAATATTAAGAATACATATCCATAAGAAATGGAATATGTATGATCCAAAACAACCTTTAGCTCCTTGGATTAATAGAATCGTCAGTAATCAAATAAAAAATCTTATTCGTAACAACTATGGCAATTATTCTAGGCCATGTTTAAAATGTGCTGCTGCCGAAGACGAAGAACATTGTAATATTTATGGCAAACAATGCAATACTTGCCCGCTTTATGCAGCGTGGGAAAAGAATAAAAAGAATGCACATGATACTAAATTACCTCTTGCGTTAGAAAATCATACTAAAGAAGTTCATGAAATGCAAGATGGAAAAATAAATATAGAGGAAAGCGCAAAGAATATTCATTATAAGATGCAACAAGTTCTTAAACCTACTGAATGGAAAGTATATAAATTATTATATATAGAACATAAAGACGAAGATCAAGTTGCTGCAAGTATGGGATATAAAACAAACGAAAAAAATCGTGCTCCTGGATATAAACAAGTACAAAATATTAAAAAAGCTATAATGATAAAGGTCCGCAAATATATTTATAGTGATGAGATTGATATAAGATGAATGATATAATTTTAACTGACGAACATAAGAAAAAAATTTTAGAAGAATGGAATTCTCGCCCAGCGAATCCTCCTTCATTAGCGGAATTAACAAAACTGATTTATGGTGAAGGTTTTGATGGTAGAAGTCAACAAGGAAAATTAATTAAAAATTATCTTGCTTCTAGGCAAATTATCCCCAAGAAAAGTCATGAATATGAAGCTAAAGGCTTAATTGAGCTCACTGATGAACAAAAAGAATATATCAGTAATAATTGTTCTACTATGACTGCTGTAGAGATGGCTAGGATTATATTTAAAAATAACGATCTGACCAATTTAAATCAAGAAACTAGAAGCGTAGGCGAATACATTAAAACTCTAGATACAAAAGTTGTTTACGCTAATCCAAATGAAATTCCAGAAGGCGATTATAAACCACCAACAACTCAAAACAGATGCTTAGCTAGAATTAATCGATATGTCCATGAAGGGATTGATGAAACAAAATTAACTGGTAAACAAAAAAGAGATATACAATCTTTAATTGGCTATCTTCATACATATCGTTTCCTGCATCAAATCAATACTTACCAAGACGAAAAAGAAAGAGAACTTTTTGAAAGTAGTTTTATTAGATATACTTTCGATAAAAATGATTTAACGCAAGAAGAAGTTGATCAGTATATTGTATTAGCAACTGAAGTAGTTATATCTTCAAATATTCAAGAAACAATTCAAGCTTTACAACTTCAATTAGATGCTACTGTAGAATCTGGAGATAAAATATCTATGTCTCTTGTAGAAGCAATTAGTACTGCTCGTAATGAATATAATCAAAGCGTAGGCAGACAGCAAAAATTATTAAGTGATCTTAAAGTTAAAAGAAGTGAAAGACTTAGCAAGCAAGTAAAAGAAAATGCATCGATCTTAAATCTTGTTGAAATCTGGAAAGAAGAGGAAAGTCGTAAAGAAATGATTAGACTTGCAGAAATGCGTAAAGAATTATTAGCCAAAGAAGTAGAAAGACTTAGCACTATAGATGAAATAAAGGCTAGAATTATGGGTATATCTAAAGACGAAGTCTTGAACGGATGAAATGCAAGTTCAATGCAAAATTTGCAATGAATTATTCGCAGCAGATAAGTTTTTACATCTGCATTTAAAAGCTCATAAAATAACAACTGCAGAGTATTATCAAAGGTATTATCCTAGACATGATCTCCAATCTGGAGAAATGATTAATTTTAAAAATAAAGATCAATATTTTACAGATGATTTTAATAATAAAAATAATCTTAAAGCCTACATTAAAACATTAAGTTCTAATGAACTTGCAGAATTTTTAAAAGGATTATTAATAAAAAGAAAAGAGCGAAAAGAATTAGTATACTCACCTACTCAAGTAGAATTAAGATCTTTAATTATGCCTTCTGTAGTAACTTTTAATAAATATAAATTAAACTATTATGAAATCTGTGAATCTATTGGCCTAAAAAATAAATTTAATAATTATGAAGGAGAAGAGCTTAAGTTTGAAGAATCTGAGAGATACCAAATAATGGTAGATACTAGAGAACAAAATCCTCTTAGATTTAAATATCAACAACAAATAGCTAAATTAGACTTTGGTGATTATACTCTTAATGATCTTGAAAAATGTTGCTTTACAGCAGTAGAAAGAAAAAACCTATCAGACTTCATAGGAACAATAAGTGCTGGCTATGATAGATTTAATAATGAGATAGAAAGAGCTAAAAACGCTAATTACTATCTAGTAGTACTAATTGAAGAGTCATTAAATGATGCTCTTTCTTTTAATTATTTGCCTCATATATCTAAAAAAATTAAGGCTACTCCAGAGTTTATATTTCATAGAGTAAGAGAATTGAATCAAAAATATGATAATATACAATTTGTATTTGCTGATGGTAGAAAAAGAGCGTCTGAATTACTTATCAAAATATTAACTGGTAATTGCTTTCATAAGAAATATGATTTGCAATTATTGGTTGATCTAGGTATAATTTAGTATGTGGCATTGTCCAGAAAAATATAAAAAAGATATTACAGATATTAATAAACAGCTACTTGAAATTCAAGGACCGATGCTGGACAAGGAAGCTAAGATTAGTCTAGCTAAATTTTTAAGAGCAAATATTGGTATTACAACAGAGCTCATCAGTGGTATTAAATTAGCGCCATATCAAGAAGTTAATTTAAAAGCATTTTTTAATCGTAATTTCAATATGTGCGTTTGGGGTCGAGGTTGCTCAAAGTCTTTTATTGCAAGTGTTTATTGCTTTCTACAATGTATCTTTGAACCTAATTCTAAGATACTAATTGCTGGACCAACATTTAGAACTGCTAGAAATATTTTTACTAACTTAGAAAAAATTGTTAACAGTAAAGAAGCTCAACTTTTACAACAAGCTTTTGGTGTTAAAAGCAAAAGAAATGATTTATTTGAATGGGAGATCAATGGCGGTAATATTGTAGCCATTCCTCTTAATGGTGAAAAAGTTCGAGGCTTTCGCGCTAATGTGCTTGTGCTTGACGAGTTCCTTCTAATACCAGAGGACATTATTAAAAATGTATTGATGCCCTTTCTTGTTGCTCCACAAAATATGAAAGAGCGTATTCAAATCAGAGAAATGGAAGATAAACTTATACAGGAAGGTTTAATGAAAGAAGAAGACCGAATGATGTTTCCAAATAAATCAAAAATGATTGCTCTGTCATCTGCAAGTTATACGTTTGAAAATCTTTATAAAACATACAAAGAATGGGTTAGCAATATATATTCAGAAGAAGCAGTTAAAGATGCTACATATTTTGTCAGTCAAATGGGCTATGAAGCTTTACCAGAAGAGATGGTTGATAAAACAATTATTGAAGAAGCTCAAGCTGGAGGATTAAGCCATAGCGGATTTCTTAGAGAATATTGTGCTCAATTTACAGATGGTAGTGATAGTTATTTCTCTGCTAAAAAAATGCATGAATGCACAATACCCGATGGTGACGCTCCAACATCAAAAATCTATGGAGATAAAGATAAGAAATATATACTGGCTATTGACCCAAGTTTTAGTAATAGTCCAAGCTCAGATTACTTTGCTATGAGCATAATTGAATTAGATGAAGAAAAGAAAGACGGAATTCTTGTTCATAGTTATGCTGTTGCGGGTGGAGATTTAAAAGACCATATTATTTATTTCCATTATCTTATAACCAAC